TTTTAAGCCAGCAGACGTCGTAAATAGCATTGTGAAAAATTTTTGTGGAAGTGGATTCTAAAATATCTTTGAGCCAATAAAGAACTTTAACCTTATCCATATTACCCCCACCTTCGTGGGCAATAGGAAAATATCCTTTGTAATGTTTGGTAGCCACAGCGATACCAATTACTTCGCCGTTCCCAATAATAGAACCGGATCCTTTTTTTATAAGGTCGGGATCTCTAGTTTCTAGATCAATCGCAATTTCATCTACCTCTCGTAGATCTGGAAATTCTGTGGGTTTTACCCATTCGGTTTGTGCTTCGAACTTCGGTATTTTCATATTAAATAATAACAAATCAAACAGATTATAGTTATGAGCAACATATAGTGAGGTATGCTATATGGTTCCTTCACGAATAATCCCTTTCAATAATCATGTCTATAAAATGTTTTGCTTTCAATAAGTCTTCCTTTCCATTCTTCAATCGATGTCGAATGATATATTTTATAACGCATCCTTCTGGATAAAGCAACTTATTATCCACCACAAATTTACTTGGTTGAATTTTAAATTTTTTATAATGCTCTCCCCCGATTTGTTTATCCCAAACTTTCGATGTCATATCCTTTTGCCTCCTTTTTTGCCGCCATAATATATAAATTTTGTTTAGTACGTGTGACGCCCACATACCAGACTCGGTTTTCTTCATCTGCTTTCTCAAAGCTTTTGTCTGTAGCTTCTCTAATTGTTTTAGTATTGTCTAAAATGAGTAAAACATTTGTCGCTTCTCCACCTTTTGCGGAATGAATGGTGGATAATTTTACTCTTGCATCCTTAGATAGTTCTTCCCCATGGCGCAACATTTCTCGAATATATAAACATTCTTCTGGATCTATTGTGAAAACATCAAACCATCTGTCAGTATTACTGAATCCAAATTCTTTTAAGTCATAGAGTCTTTCTTCCTTTCCCTTAAACTCACTATAGGGCACGCACTCAAATATATCTTTTATTTCTGTTAATGACAACTTTTCTTTATGATCAGCCCATCTTGTGTAGTTTATAATGCTTCTAAATAGAGAAGCTCTATAACTTTTGTGATCCTTGAATTGAAAATAAATTCCCATGTCTTTTAGGAGAGGTTTAATTTTATGAAGTCTATCGTTTGTTCGTGCGAGAATTAACCAGTCTCCTTTGTATAGAGGTGCATCTTCAATTGAAGTTATATAATCTATAACTCCTTCCTCTTCTCTGGCTCTCCAATTCTTTTTAATTCTTCTTTCATCCGGAATTCTATCTAAAATCTTATTGGCTATGCTTTGAATCTGTCTGGGAACTCTGTAGGATTGTGGCAAAATAATGTCTTTTTTAGCGGGCTCTTCTTGAAATTTTTTAACATCTGCGCCAGCCCATCCATAAATAGCTTGATCATCATCGCCAGCTAGTATAACATATTTGGAATTTTCCCTTATAATATCTACCATTTTCCACTGTACGGGCGATAAATCTTGGGCCTCGTCAATAAATACGATGTCATATTTTGGACACAATTCTGCCACATTGAATTTTTCAATCATGTCAGTAAAATCCTTCAGTTTGTATGAGTCTTTGTAATTTTCGACCTCGTCTTTTAAAATTTGTAGAAGTTGCTTGTCCAAAGTAGGGGAATACATATCCGTGTTGTATTCTTCTTTAAGTGAGACTCCTTTAATCCGAGCTGCATTTATTAGATTAAAGTATTCACTGTTGGAATCTATGAACCCTGTAGTTTCCTGTCCATCAGAATAAACGGTAACCTCTATGCCCAGACTTCTTCCTATATCTTCGTAGTGTTCATCCTGCATGACTTCACTTTTTTTCAGGCCCAGTCTCCAAAAAGCTAAAGAGTGTAGAGTTCTAAAATGTTTTAAATTTTTACGCTGAAGTTTAGGATATGCATCTAACATCCTATTGATAGCTTCATTGGCTGCTTTTTTAGTAAAAGCAAAGTATCCTATTTTATCTAGAGGAGTTCCTAGTTTATAAAAAGTTTTTGCATAGTTAATAAGTCTGGTTGTTTTCCCTGTTCCCGGAGGCCCATATATTTTTCTACTAATCATAATTCTAAATTTAAATATATCCAAAGTGCGGTGAATAAAACCACGGTTATTAAATCCATTTTAGCTAACATGTATCTGTCCCCCTGCAGTTTTTTTCTCTTCAGCTGTATATTTTTGTAAGTACCTTAGTAATATAATCAACGAACTGGTTTCCTTCATCTGTATCATTGAATGACTTAGGTTGTGGTTATCTTCAATCAGTTCTCTTCCCAAAGGATGCCTAGTAATTATTCTTAGACCTATATTCATACGGTTCTTTTTCCATCTATTGTGAGGATTCCATTCTGTATTTTTAATGACCTCTTTGTGAATAATATACTCTTTATCTTTATACATTTTTTTATGTAAAAGAATATTGACTGCTCTACTAATTTTTTCCTTTTTATTTGTAAATCCTAACCATGCTTCTCTAATTGGAAACCCAAAGGAAGCTCTTCTGCATGTCATGTCCATTAATAATTCGTCGATAGCTTGATCAGCAAAAACAAATATTACGTTCAGATTTGACTCTATCAGCTTAATTAATTTGTCTGCTTTAGGCATACTTGTATATAATATTTCAATAACTGTTTCCGGTTTACCGTTTTCATCCATCAAGGTAATATCTGGAATAATTCTTAGACCATCCAGAAAGAAAGGATACTCCATAAAGATCTTACCTGCATATGGTCGTATGGGTATATAAGTTGTGGCACATCTTGAGTTATGCTCAAAAGGATTTGGATCATATTGTTCGTCTCTTACATCGAGCGTATTATGAATAGATTCTAAAATTGTGTTAGTCGTTATGTCACCCCATTTCATAATCTCTCTTATTTCTTTTCTTTTATCTTCATTATGTTGTGAATATTTTTCATTTACATCGTAGGAACCTGTATAAATCCCGTAAATACTTTTGCCCAAATCACTACCCCCAGATACATAATTAAAATTATAGGGTTCCAGATCCAGAATTTTTTTATATATTAATTTTTTTACTATTTGATGTAGAGGGCTTTCTTCTATGTTGTACACCTCAAACTGAATTTGTGCTATAGGTAATGGTTTCATTAGTGTAATTTCCTATGGGGGTTGAAGGGCATTTCATTCTTTATAACAAAAACAAGTTCCTTCGCTTCTGATAAAGTCTTACCTTTTATACATTTTAAAATCTTTTTGCGATCACGTTCGTGCAGCTCATCTTCCATATCATTTAACATTTGTTGAAACTCTAAAGTGTTTTCTATATCATCATTCATTACATTATCTCCGTCTTGTGTTTTGTTTTAGTATGATGGATGGGTACTTCTTCAAAAGATTTTATATGTATTTTGACCACGTTTTTGGTCGATGAATTATGTTTACCTTTTTCTTTTGTAGGAAATCTTTTTTGTTCTAAAAATTCTATCTCACACTCTCGGTATGTGTGTTCCATAATACGTCCTGTTTTTTCTTCTTTATACTTCCAGTCTTTAGCTTTTAATCTGTCAAAAAATTTCTCTAATTTAAAAAATGCATACTCTCCTTCAATAAGGACTGATCCACTCTTAAATGCTGCATCATTAGTAGCTCTGGGTCCATTAATTTTTGCATGGAGGACGTCGTGTAGTTTTTCTTTAGGGGATGTACCAATAGGAGGTTGAACCGGCTGTTCAGTTTCATACAAAGCATCCATAATTATTTGTTCTTGTGCAATACTTATACGTGGTGGGAGAAATCCTGCAGCTTTTGAGATTGAGTTTCGTCTTCTTATTTGATCATTTAAATGTTCTACAGATCTACAGTGTACTGTTACTTTACTAATGCCGTCAGGTTTAATCACATCAAATTCATATTCAGGTTCTTCAAATATTTCTATTTTTCTTAAATTAGTTAAAACAGGATAGGATCCTTTTGATCCGGAAAGAACTCCAAATTTTTTCTTAACGCAAATACCTTTTTTACATGCACTCCATAGAGGGTCGTCATTACAGGTATAACCTTTTTCAGATTTTGCCCAAGAATTTACTTTAGATTTTAGTTTTTGATCGGTCCATGCATTCGCATGTTGTTCTTCAAAAAATCTAACTGGAGCATTTTTTACTTTCGTTTCCCAATCATCGGGATATTTCATCTTAACTAATACATGATAGTTGTACATAAATCGGTCTTTACCATCAAAACCTTCTTGCTTGCATCTTTTAGAAATGTCCGCTAGACATGGTGGACCATCAATAAAATCTTTGTTAACCCCCTCGTATATTTTTTTATCTAGACTCTCGGTAATAATCTTTAATTGATCTTCCTGAACGAGATTGGCTTCTACAACTGATAAAAATTCATCTATTTTAAAAGGGGTTCCATCTATGTTTAAGGCACGTCTCTTATCTCCATAGTAAGGGAGGTTAATAAATTGTCCTGGTTTTAATCTGCCAGTTTCTCCGTCTCTTGTGAGTTCTGTCTGTTTAGGAAATATTTCGTTTTTAGGCTTGAGTTTAAAGAGAGAAAGTAGGTTAGTTAAGAAAGATACAATATCTTTTGCACTTATAAAATTAGCCATGAATAAGCAGAGATGTAATCCTCCACTTTTCGACTCAATAGGTATTAAAGGTAAATCATAATCTTGTATTACATCTATAAAAAATTTTTTATTAAAATCATCATAGTCGCTTGGGTCGACATCAATAACACCAAGTCTTGCTTCTTTATTTTCATTACATGGCTGTATGCCAATTGAAATTTTTCCCTCTAGATGAGATTGATAAACCTTTTCTGTAAGAGGTTCATAATTCCACCTATATACCGGCTTCTTCTTTCCGCTTTCTGGGTCTACTTTTGCTTCTTTGTGTTCAAAGTCAGCTAGACCGTAAGCAGCTCGATAGCCATCAAAAAATTTTATATATCTTTTATCCATAACCGATCATGTGGGCCTTTCAGTCTCCCTCCAGGCCCACACTGTGCACTCATTCTCTTAGAGAATTAGATAATAACTCTTTCCTTTGGTTTATCTTCACCGTGTTTAGCTCTAACAGAACCTTTGGCTATGCTTTCGCTAAATGTTTTGGCTTGATTATACAAAGTTGTATCAGTTACTGGGCCGTTCTTACTGACTTCCCAACCAAACCATGTGCCTTTATCGTTCGACAATTGAGTGGTTTTTAGTCTGTAAATGTGGCTGAAAGATGCTGGTGTAAATAATCCATTTTTACCTTTCATTTTTATTCCAGACATCATTGAATTCCATTTTCTACTAATTTTTAATTGAGTAGATTTCATAGAAATCAAAGCTGTGGATGGACTATCCCCCAAGACCATAACAAAATGAGATGCCGTTTTTTCAACATAGTTACCATTGGGTAGTCTATCTTTGTAATTTGCATCTGGTGATGTCTTGGATAGAATGTCAGATGAAGATGGGTAGATGCTAACTGGCGCACCCAGACCTTCTCCTCTGTCTCTCCATTCAATGTATTCTAGTCTATAAAAGCATGGAATTACATCTATGCCCTTAACACCATCGTACATTTCGCCAGAGACAGAATTGAAAATCATTCCTGGCTCTGCACCTTCGACATGCTTACCATCACGTTTGTTAACTTCTGGTGAAAGCTGTCCAAGGATTTTTAAAAAAGGAAGAGCTAGATCTTGTTGACCTATATTGCCCAAACCTTTTGCTGCATCTTCCTCAAATATATTTGCTGGAAGTGGTGCAGACTTTTTCTCTGTTACTTGGTTCATGTTTATTGTTTCCTTGTTAATTTGGTTCGGTTGCCTACGAACACGTTAAAAAGATCAGAGGGCATATCCTGTCCAGACTCGACACGCTCCCTGACCAATGCTTTAAGTGTCATGGGTTCGACCTTTAATTTCTGGACGGGTTCGTACCCTTGACCTTGCGCAAGGATCGCATATTGCGATGCCTTGTTATCTTCGTGACGACCAAAGGCAACAGTGACCTCATTTTTAATAAGATCTCCCAGGCCGTTATCTCGAAGCCATTTAAACGCTGCTTCTTTATTTGCAACAGTGATTGAAGCACCATAAACCGGTTTAACTTCTACTGATGAACCATCAGCGAGTTTTAAAGTAGAGATGTTCATCTCTTGCATCATGGTAGGAATAACCTCCCCTGACATTAGTTCTACTTTTCTTTTGAGTTCTTTAAACTCTTTTTCTTTTAACACCAGATCGTCTTCTAAATTTTTTAGTTTTACGACTTGGTCAGATAATGATTTAGCTTCATTTACTGAATCTAAATCTTCTCGTTGGTCTTTTTCAAAATCAATATTATTCATCGATTTCTCCTTTCTCATGTAGGTTTATTTTAATGGGATAATATATTCGGTCTTGTTTATCCCATTTTAACAGACTATATTTACCACCCGTCATATCAGACACTATAGAACATGCAACTCCAATAATTGCTGGATCGCCAGTCAACAATAGATAATCATGTGTAGTATAATGTTTCAACAAACTTCTTAATTTAAAAATTAAAGGGCCTGGAGAAAAGATGATTTGAGAAAATTCAGGTAGTAAAAATTTAAATTTTCCGTATTTAGATGCACTCATTATGTTTATTTTAGGAGTTCCTGCTTTAGTTCCAGGGAGTTCCTGAAGTACATATACAATATTCTCATTTTTTATACTTTCTGACATTGACAAACTATATAGGATGTTCTATATATAAAGTCAAGAAAGAAAAAATAAAAATTATGGATTACAAATTTAAAACGAAGCCATACGCGCATCAATTAAAAGCGTTAGAGATGTCGTGGGATAAATCTTACTTTGCTTATTTTATGGAAATGGGTACAGGTAAGTCAAAGGTGCTCATAGACAACATAGCAATGCTATATGATAACGGAAAAATCAATGGTGTTCTAATTGTGGCACCCAAAGGAGTTGTTAAAACTTGGTATGAACAAGAGATTCCAACTCATCTAGTAGATCATGTTCCCTGTTCCCCGGTTCTGTGGCAGGCTATGATTAACCAGAAACAGCAACGGAAACTAGATACGTTATTTCAACCTGGACACGATCTACATATTTTAATTATGAATGTGGAGGCTTTCTCCACTAAAAAAGGACTGGAGTTCGCTGCACGTTTTTTAAGGTGTCATAACACTTTATTCGCGGTAGATGAAAGTACTACTATCAAGAATCCGCAAGCTAAAAGAACTAGAAACATTTGTTCATTAGCTCCTCATGCTAAATATAGAAGAATATTAACTGGCTCTCCAGTTACCAAGTCTCCTTTAGATTTATACAAACAATGCGATTTTTTACAGACCGAACTATTAGGGCACAGTTCATATTATTCTTTTAGAACTAGATACGCTGTTATGAAAACAGCCAACTTTGGAGGAAGATCTGTTCAGGTTATAGTTGGATATAGGCATCTTGAAGAACTGTCTGAAAAATTAAAACCTTTTTCATATAGAGTTTTAAAAGATGATTGTCTGGACCTACCTGCAAAAACTTTTATGAAAAGAATAGTTCAATTAACTCCGGATCAACTGAAAGTTTATAAACAAATGAAACATTTAGCCTTGGCACAGATGGACGGAAAAATGATGACCACTGCTACTGTTCTAACTCAATTAATGAGGCTCCAACAAATCACATGCGGACATTTTACTGCTGATGATGGCATTACACGAAATATAGCAAATAATAGAATTTCTGAACTCATAGATCTATTATGGGAAATTGAAGGGAAAGTGGTAATTTGGGCACACTGGCAAAAAGACGTTCATAAAATTATCGCAGCCATTGTTAAAGAATTTGGAGAAGGGTGTTGTGTGGATTATTTTGGATTAACCCCACAAAATGAAAGACAGGAAAATATTAGAAGATTTCAAGAAGATGAAAAAGTTCGATTTTTTATAGGAACCACTCAAACCGGAGGATATGGTATTACCTTAACTGCGGCCTCTACAATGATTTATTATTCTAACGGATATGACCTGGAAAAGCGCCAACAGTCAGAAGCACGAATTGACAGAATTGGTCAAACTAAGCCAATGACCTATATTGACATTATGTGCGAAGATACGGTAGACGAACGAATCGTCAAAGCTTTAAAAAAGAAAATTAATATAGCTACTAAAATAATGGGTGAGGAACTAAAGGCGTGGATTTAATCCTACAAAATGTAGGACAATGAAAATAAATTTAGCCTAAAATTTTTCCCTATTTTACGTATCGGTCAGTTGACAGGCCGAGGATCGGTTTATATTCAGTTTTTCCATCCGTCTTTATAGCCATCAAGTATTCCTTGCGGTTACTATTTATTTCTTTTTTATAACTTACGTGGACCCAGCCCGAATTCGGTTGGCCAGGTTCAAAGTACTCGAGAATTAATTGATCAAACATCAGGTTCTCTTTGATCCAGTCGCTGACCTCATTATTAGGGACCCCAAAAATCTCAAAGTCCGCCGCCTCTCCTTTACAGTGTTGGCTATTGCTTGAACTACCTATCTTTTTTGACAGGATTTCGTTGCGATAGCCGCTGGAAATGGTAACAACGTGATTAAAGTGGTCTCTAATGGGCTGTAGAACCCTCTCACAGAGCAGTCTTAGGTTCTCCTGCTCATCCTCGCTGGGGTTGTTGTCAAGGCCCATCCTTGTGGCTGTCTGGCTCTTTGTAAGCTCGGCCAAGCTAAAATTTTTAGATAATTTCATTAAAATGTGATGTGACTCACCAAAGTATAGATTAAAAAGGCCATGCTGGCAATGAGTGCTGCGGTACAGCTAAGTAATATTTTCTCAAGTCTTTTTACTCGTTCTTCTATCTGGTGAATCTTTTTATGGGTTAATTTTTGCATAATCCGGCAAAGTTTTTCGTGGGATTCAATCTTTTGTAGAGCGTTAGTTTTAGGCATGATATTTATTTTAACCTTGTGGGAATAGTAAATCTAGTTTTTGTTGGGTTGTCAAGTTAGAATATTGATTAGCTTGTCCTGCTGCTGCCAACGTTTCTGCGTTTACATTAGGTAAATTTAACGATAAAGGTGGGGCAACTTCTTCGCCTGTTTGTGTACTCCCGGCTACTGGATTAGGAATATTAGGGAATTTTCCAAGGCTTAATGGAAGACCAGATAATTCAGAAGCTATCTCTCCAATAGCGCTCCATGCGTCATCCAGTGGATTGGGTAGTCCCAAGGCTTCTGCGTTAGCGGAGAATGCTTGTCTAACATTCATAGAAATTTCATAAGGTCTAAAAATATTATTATCAATAGCACCTACTTCTACATTAGAAATTCTACCGAGCGCGGAATAAAAAGCTCCTTCACTTACGTTTAATAATCTAGCAGCATCCATGTCTGCTTTTAAATTTTTCTTTACCCCGAACAAGGATCGATTAGTATTGATGTAAGCATCCACAACTTCAGCCGGAGAAATAGGTCCCCCTCTTAAGGTATTTCTTGTAAACAACGCACCTGATTGTCTAACTCCTTTTTGATAGTCGGCTACTTTAAATTTCATTGTTCGATCTGGATTTACTTTAACTCCCCTGAAACCAAACATGCCTGCAAACTCTGGACCAAACTCATAGGTCTGTCCATACTTATCGAACTTACCTTTTTCTAAAACATCTACAGGTCTTATTGATTTATCTAGTCTTATAAGTTGTGGTAAAGAGAAAGGTAGTACTGCTTTAACTAAATGTTTAAACATTTTATCAGTCTTGTCCCCAGGATTATCGGCTTCACTGTATACTTCAAATCCATCTCTTGTTCTTCCACCTCTTGCTATAAGATCCAGGACTGCTTCTGTCCAAATAGATTCTGAAACAAATGGTTGAACAAATTCATACGCTCCCACCATGACTCCTTTTAAAAAGTCATCCATGATACCATCTTCATCTGTTCTACCATCTGCTACTGAATTGATAACAGATTGAATAGGTCTGATTAAAGTATCGTACGCATTAGCGTGACTGAAATCTACATAGCTAAAGTTTCCATCCTTGTCTTTGATCGGAAGGATCGTTGAGTTCTTAGACCACTGCGCAACATATCTTCTGATCGCTTCTCTTTCATCATCGGTTACATCATACAGCGCCTGGAACCCTGCTACTGTCGCCATTGGTACAGCTGCGACTGTTGCACCGAACCCGAATAGTCTAGTGTATCCAATGGTTTGGAAAGGTTTGACCACTGTGCCATCAGCTAGGGTAATAGTCTCATTAATCTCTCTTAGTCCTCGTCTAACAATGTTAGCTCCTGTTCTTGCAATCTCTGCAGGGAATGATACGAAGTTTCCAATTGGCCATTTACGTAGGCCTTTAACAAAATCTGATACGTAAGAATAGTTTGGAATATTATTCTTAACAATGTCAGCTGCTTGTTCTTCTAAATATTCTCTTGTTAATCTTACTTCTTCGCCCGCTGCATTCTTAAACCATTTTCCTCTAGTCATTCCTACTTTATTGAAAGCTGTCTCAAGTCTTTTCTTTTCAATAGCCCATGAATATATTTTCCAGAAGTCATCTTCAGCTGTGTATAAATCTTGTCCAACGTTTTTTATTTTTTGTAAAGGTTTCAATAACATTCTCATTCCCTTTTCCCCGGTCATGGTAGCACCGAAGCCAACGTCTTCCATCAGTCGAGTTAGATCTCCGAGTCTTACGTTACTGTTTACGACACCTAGTTTTAAAAGTCTTTCGTACAATTTATTTTGCATTCGTGTTCCTTTTAATCCTGTCTGTAATGCCTGGTACGCTTGCTTAACTGCAGCGGGATCTGATAGTGGTATGATTCCATTTCCAGCAGCAAAAGCTCCGGCACTTATGAAGTTTCTTAAGTGGGTTATGGGTGATAAAATTGTTTTAGCAATCTGAGATGCTGCTTTAGGGTACAAAGCAAAGCTATAATACATTCTCTCTGCCATGCTTAAATCTTTTACAGCAGTAGAAGTCTTAGCTAACGCATCTGCTATTCCTTCTGGAGCCCACTTACCATTTAAAGGATTGTATTCTCCCACCTGTAATTTTTTTCCAAGGTCAATATCAATTCGTTTAACTTTTTGTCTACCAAACAAAGCTAGTGCTTCGTCTTCACTGTCAGCAAACATAGGAAGTTTTTTGTCTGCCTTAAGTTGATCTGATTTTCTAACCAGGTCATCAAAGAATTCATTTCTTCTCACAATTAAAGATAGCTTGGAGGTACCAGCTAGAATAGTTTGCATAGGGTTTTTAGTTTTACCTAGCAATTCATCTATAACTTTTCTGTCTCCTTCCTTAGCAAGTTGTGAAGCAACTACTCTTCCTTTAAAGACTGCATCATCTAATGTAGTTCTGTTAATAAAAAAATCTGGAACTTTAAAGATAGCATCAGATGCTCTGTCCATTCTAAAACCTTTAGGAAGTGCAGCTGTGTCTAGAATATTTTGTACATATCGTTCTGCCTGAAGATCAGTAATAGGTTTGCCTGCTTCTTCGGCACTCTGCATAAACATTTTTTTAGCATTCTCTACTGCTTCAGCTGTGGGTTTATATCTTAACCATGGAAGTATAGAGTCATTGATAAAGACATCGTAAGTAGATCCTAGATAATCGGTAAACTTTTTACCAAATAATTTTTTAAAACTTGCAAGGTCTTCACCTCTTAATGTTCCACCAAGATTCTCAAATAGTTCAGCCCATTTAGTTCGGATCTGAGATAGGTTTCCAAACAGATCGGTGATGACTTCGTCATCCATTTTTAATTCTCTTAGTCTTTTAACTAGCGCTGCTTTTTTTGTAGCATCCAGCGTAGGGAAAACTACTTTTCCCGCGTCATCGTAGGCAGGATTGCCGGTAAGCAACAGATCATTAACCTGACCTAAGAGTTTGTTTCTTTCTTTAGCAGCTACACTATTACCTATAGTTCTCCACGCAGGAAAGACTGCATCAATATTTTTATCTAATTCTCTGGATACATTCTTAGCTCTCAAGGCATCAGCTCCTCTTCTACCTATCTGTCCTGTTTCCAGTTCAAAGAACTCAGGAGTCTTCGCACTTCTAGATCTGAACCATGATGCTACTTTGTCTATCCAGCCATCGAGCTTATCGTTATTAATATCTAATTTTTTATTTCTGTTGGTAAGTTTGCCAATTGTTTTTCCAACTCCCCCTATAACTCCAGTGAAGAGTGCTCCTTCAGTTCCAAACTTAACTCTGTTTAATATATCTCGTGCTGCATCGGGATCGTCTCCTCGATCTATTTCTGTTGGACCCCCTAGTAGATCTCCGAAGCTGCCGATATCTTGTACATCTCCAACAAAAACTCCTTCACCTACACCACCAGCTAAAGCTCCAGCTATGAATTGATTTGTTTTTCCTCTGGCATTTAATTCTGCTGCCTGCTTAACCCCTTTCTTTAATGCAGGGTTGTCAAGCTTTAAATATTTGCCACCTTTCTTTGCAAGCATCGCCTGCTTTGCAAGACCACTTCCTAATTTGAATCCGTATCCTCCTGGAACACCTATGTTAACTAACAGTTCTGTAAGTTTTCCAGCAGCAGTTGCTTCTGCTTTTTCATCCCACTCTGTAAGATCATCGAACCATCTTTCTACTTCTGCAGCTTTGCCCGTGTTGACACCCAAGTCCATAAGACTTGCGCCCAGAGAAAATAAACCTTTGGGGATTGCAATTAAACCGGAACCTACGCCTGCCAACATAGATTGAAAGACGCCTATTTTATTGCTTTCTTCTGCAGTGTTTACGTATTTTGAAACATCAAAGTTAGAGGCCATGGATCATTACTCCACAGCCACAACTATATCGTCTTTAATAGTTACTAAATTATTGCCAACTGTATAATCTCCGTCTTCATACCCTTTACCCGCGATTTCTTTTTCAGCATAGAGTTTAATAAGTTGTTTTTCATTTAAACCAGTGGACGTAGGATCTTCTTGCATCTTTTTCAGAGATTCTGTCCAGTCGGTTGCGTTTATAAGATTACCTTTAAAGTCTACACCCTCAGTCACTTGAGCAGCGGCATCAAAGCCAGCTTGTCCCGGCATCTTTTGTGTTATTGCTATCAGGTTTTCTCTAAAGCTATTTCCTTCTAACTCTTTGTTTAATTTTTGTATTTTTTTACTTGTAAGTAACTTAGCAAGTGCCTTTTCATCTGCATTCATATCTTTTTGGATATCAGCTTTAGTCATCATCAAGCCTACTGCTTCTCTAATTTGTTCAGGTTTTTTCAGACGCTGGCTAGTTGCTTGGATAGCTTGATTAATCATCTTGCTCCAGTTAGCATGTTTAAGTGAGCCTGCTTCCTCTGTACCTTGTTGAACGATAGCGCTTGCATCTATTAACGCGTCACCTATTGCAGTTTTCTTAGCTTTGTCATAGCCCATCGTATCTAAATATTTATTAAGTTTTTTTGTTCGTGCTGCTTTAGCTTCGGCTGCTAGTTCTTCTGCTGTTTTTGTTACTGGTGGTTTTGTGTAAGTCATTCCCGGATCCCCGCCACCTGGAACTCCTGTTTCTCTACCTTGAGGTGGTGGAGTTTTTCTTGGTGTACCATCAGGCCACATATACCAAGTAACACCCCCAATTACGAGAGATGATGGAGACGTTGCAAAATTCCAAGCCCCTTTAACAGGAACTTTGCTGCCTGCCCAGCCCACACCTCTGACTATTGGGTCTTTTCCTAACCAAGTAGGCGCATATTCAGGTAGAGATGGTCCTTGCTTTGGTACCCTTGTTACATTCTGTGGTAAATTTCTACCAGCAGTTCCTGGTGGTAATTTACGTACAATTGAAGTTCCCGGTGTCATTTTTGTTCCAACTTGTTTTCTAAACAGCGGCGCAATATATCTTGATCCCATTCTCTGTAGCCATGGTAGTGCTCTGAGTCCTCCTTGTACTAAAAAATTATAACCATGATGCGCCCTTCCTGAAGAGTCTTTAGGAAAAACTGGGTTTCCTACGAGCGCAGCTCGACCACCGTTTTTCATACCATGCATAACCCCTTCCTTAATAGGACCACCGTATCTGAACATTGGTCTACTTAATATTCTCATAATTTATCCTAAAATAGTTGCTTGAACAGACCACCAACACCTAACGCAGTAGAAAGAGCGCCACCCCATGGATCAGCTGCTCCTTGCTGTGCGTATTGAGGAGCTGCCATACCGCCTGCTAAACCAGTAATGCCCGAAGCATATTGACCAAGTCTACCATACGGTTCGTACGCTGCTGTCTGATGCATTTGTTGATCAGCTGTTAATCTTGCTTGGTCTGCACCTTGTCTCATGGCACCTAGTTGTCCCAGTGCCCCGATGTCTTGTCCCATTCCCGCTCTCTGGAAATTAGATAGACCCATCTGCTGGGCACCTAAACCTGCGTACGCCTGTTGCATGGCTTGTTGATTTTGAAACGCTTGTTGAGCTGCGCTTTGTGCCTGACCAAATCCTTGTTGTAATAATCCAGCTCTAATACCAGCTCGATTAGCTAGTGTGTCTGCATCGTACTGACCTAGCATCGCGCCTTCTCTTCCGCCACCAAATCCTCCGGAAGCTACAGCTGCATCTTTAATGCTTTGTTGTCCTTGTGTACGAGATAAATCATACTGTCTTAAAGTCTCATCGATAACGTCCGTTTGATACGGAGACATGAACGGTTGGTAAGCAGTTGCTCCTGTTAATGCGCCGAGTCCTCCAGCAGCTGTTCCTGCCTGACCCATAGCTGTTTGAGCAGCCGTTAAATAAGGTTGGTAAGATCCAACTCCTTGCGTTGCCATCCCGATAGCTTGAGTTTGTAATGGATCTTCCCCCGCAACAAACTGTCTACCTGTAAACTTAGTTGTATCAATTGGCACACGATATGTGGCCGTCATCTGTTTGGCTAAATCTTTTCCTGTGTCTTCTAAATATCCTGGTAATGCCATTATACTACCCTCGATTGTAATTGTTCATAGTTGTTGTACATTCCTTGAGCTGGATTTTGTCCTTGTGACTCTTCAGAAACTTCTCCGCCTTGTTCCAGGTTATCCATTACGTTCTGCATAACTTCTGACCCGGCGTCAATGTCTCCACCGCCTGCTGCTCTTACTGCATCAGCTGTGAAAACGAATTCATTTTTACTTAGTCGAGCTGGAACATCGTCCGCTCTTTCTTCTCCGCCTAAAGCGACGAAGCCTCCTTCGTCCCTGTAATCTTTTTCTTGACCTTGTAGATCCATAAGGCCACCTTCTTGTCTACGTGTTCTATACATTGACATTGCTTTACTTTGATTAAGTACATCCTCGTCGTCATCATCAGACCCACCATATCGAAGTCCTATTCTTCCACCGTTAGCTGCGAACTCAATGTCTTCTTCTTGTATGCCCCATTGACTTAAGTCTTCATCAAAGTCTTGATTCTTAAACCAATTTTTAAAATCTGGTAAGGTGTCAATTCCTGGTGGAACAATTTCCATATATTTTTCCCATAGACCCATCCATCCTTCATCAGGATGAGGCGCTGAAACCATTTGACTATGAGGAATTCCTTGATCTTGCATAAACTCCATAGTTGTTAAATCATCTACTAATTCTCCATTTTCAAAACCCATTCTTCCACCGTTAGCTGCGAACTGTACATCTTCTTGAACAGCTTCTTCCATAGGCTGTCCTTGCATGGCTTCTTTATATACCACTAGTAACTGTTGTTCGTCTAATTCTTCTAATGGTAACTGAAAGATTTCCATAGCGAGAGCTTCTAGTTGTTCCCTTGAAGGTTGTTCTTGGCCTTCGACAACTGTTTCTTGAAACTCTTCGCTTCCTTGTGGTCCTTCTATTAATTCTGTTCCTTGTTCTACCATTTCTCCACCTTGATAACGTGCTCTACCACCGGCTGCCATCATTTGATTTGGCATCTGACCTTGTTGTGCCTGTTTCATAATTAAAATTTTGAATTGTTCGTAAGGCATTGTACCACCCTTGTTTCTGTACTTAAGATATTCTGCTCTTAGCATTTGTTCCATCTGCGCTTCGCCTGGGTTGCCGCCATTAGCTAAGCCTACTATTCCACCATCAGCTCCATAAAATCCTGATTGAGTATAAGCAGAGGAAGGCAGAAAATTTAGACTTGGATCTTGTGCTCTTGCCATGCTTACAATGTTTGAAATACTGCCAGGAGTTACTGTCCAATCGTCTTCTTCTACTTCTTCATCTTGATACGGACCATAGCCCAGAGCTTTTTGAACGAAGGGTGCTGCAATCATTCCTGCTGCTCCTAGTCCGAATAATTTTTTACCGCTAAGTTTCCTAGCACCTTCCTTACCACTCCATAATAAAGGGTTAGCTTTGTTGAATGGGTTTAACCATTTTTTTGCAAAGGCACCTATGCCTTTATTTTTAAGAAAACCTGCACCAAATTTTCCCGGTGTAAAAGGACCGGCTCCCATACCCCACATACCTAGGCCACCAAGTATAGCAGCCTTACCTATAGGACTTTTAAATACTTTCTTGACCCCTTTGAAAGCTTTCTTAACTAGCTTTCCTAGGCCATATTGTTGTCGTGGTTCTTGCATTCTAGATATTGCCATAATTTTGCCTCAAATTCTACACTTACTTGGTTTTACCGAATAAATCAAGCTTCGGCATCAGGACATGGACATCTCTTCGGATATCTTTTTCATCAATTCCTTTAGCCTTCCACTCTTCCTCTGTTTTGTACACTTCTTTTGTCTTAAGATTTGATATTGTTGTTGTAACCTTAGCTGGTTTAAGTTCCATTATACTGTAACCTCCTTCTTGATGTTTAGATAACTAATTGTGATGTCTACTCCATCACTAACAGTTCCTGCTGTAGTATAGGAAAGAACTGTATTGCCCTCTACTACCATAGGATTACTTAAAATTTCCACACTAGTTGCTGCGACTAATGTTTCAGTGTTAATAACCTGAAAACCATTGTTAGTAATCGTGATAGTAGGAGTATTGGATCCAGACTTGTTAGTTACGTGTAGGGATTTAATAATATAGGTTTCATTAACCAAAGGATTTTGAGTAGCCACTCCACTGATCGTTGTCGTACCGAAGAATTTAATAGGTCCTTCTGCAGCGGTACTCGTTACTCCATACATTTTATATTCATTTATTACAGCCACTATTCTAAAAAGAAGCTCTTCGCTTCTATCTCCTGTTTAACTTCGTCTTGAAATGAAGTGTTTAATTTTGTTATTACACCGTCTAGATCCCTGACCAGTGATTGAAAAGTTGCTTCTTCATATTCAGGGGAAGCTCTCGTTAATGATTGTACAATCTTTGCCATTATAAAATACCTACTAGCCCTCCATGAGCTCGCCAATCCTTACTTGCTTCTGATGTTCCTGGTTTTCCTCCCATTTGAGATTCTGGACTACCAATTCCTCCCGTGCCTGCGTGGTCACGTCCTGAAGGACTTTCCCAATTAGCATAGTCTTGCTGCCATTTTTGTTTGTTCTGTATTGCTGCTTCATTCTTGAGTTGTTCTATTTTATTTTTTTTTTCAAGGGCTTTTGCTTTTTTAAATGCTTTAAATTTCGTGATACCCAAGAGTCCTGCCCATTTCTCTTTTTCATCTTCCCATCCTTCTTTAATATTTTCTAACCCTTCACTCCACCCTTCAGTAAATAATCCTCTAACATCACCGACCTTTCTTTGGCCCCAATTTTTATCAAAGATACTACCAAGCAGACTTGGTATTTTATCTCCCAGCCCTAAGTGATCCAGATTTCTTCCATATTTATCTACCAACCCGTGCGAAGTCATAAAAGCTTCTTTAGGTGTATTGACCCAATCAGTGCCTGACCAGACATCTCTATCAACCATTATTCCAGCATTAGGATCATATCCATAAATATCACTTAAACTACTTCCTGCACTTGCTCCGCCACCGCCTCCGCCGCCGCTACGAGTGAACGCACCAGTGTAGGGTATTCCAAAATTTTCAGTGACTTGTTCTTCAGTAGTAGATGTGGGTAATGTATAATCTAAACTGTATTGTTTTTGTGGAAGATACTCATATCCTGCTTGATAATTTGTAAGATCTTCACCTGTGTATGCCATTA